AGGAGGATATCAGATGGTTATAAGTAAAAAAGTAGCGAAAAGCGGAGCGATTACCTTGCCGAGGCAGCTCCGGCAGGAGACCGGCATTTTGCCAGGTGTTCCCGTGGACATTGTGACAGATGAAAACGGATTGCATATTTCAAAGCACGTACCAGCCTGTTTTCATTGCGGAACCGTGGACGATGTAAAAGACGTTTATGGATTGGAGATATGTGGCGGATGTGCAAGGAAAATTGCGGAGGTATTTGTATGATGCAGACACTGGAAATGAAGGAAAAGGTGGATCGCCTGGCGGAGCTTTCCAAAATGCAGTCTGAGATCCGGGCAGAATCCGAATCCCTCAAGGCATGGTTCGAGAATGAGGCAGTGAAGGATTTGAAGGACACGAAAAAGAAAACCGTCGAATATTGGGGAAACCATAATGCCAAGGTGATCGTAACGAACAGCGGAACGGTAAAGCCAGTGTCAATGACCATGGTCAAGAGGATGCTTGGGGATGTGTTTAGTGATTTTGTGAAAGAGGAAATGACGTATAAAATGACAGAGCCTTGCAAGCGATTGTTTTCGATGATGTTCCTGGGCGATTACACAGAAAGCAGCCTGGACGAAACCATCAGGGCAATTACCAGTGATGAGCAGATCCAGCGGACGCTTAAGAAAAAGCTGAAGGGCAAATATGAAAAGGATACGCAGACCCTGATGAGCCTTGTCGGCCTGGACGATCTGGCGGCAAGCGACTGGGCGTACCTCACTGCGGAGGTTATCAATTGGGAGTGGATGATACAGATCCTGAAAAATGCAGATTGGAAGGGAACGCCGGAAGAGGCGATTGAACTAATCAGGGCGGCTGTCATCGTTGATGAAGGAATCAAGGTTACCATAGAGTCAGAGAAAGAGAAATAAGACCGGAAGGAGGGGCATGTGAAGAATATTGAACAATTTCAGCTTAGAAAGATTTATGCCATCGGGAATGCGCTGGGCATTGCTGCCGGAGCCGGGGATGAGCTGCATACGCTGGTGCTTGGCATCACCGGAAAGGAATCAATCAAAAGTCTTACCTACAGGGAAGCAGGTCTGGTAATTGGCAGACTGGAGGAGCTGCAGGGGAAGGATGCCCCTCCCAGCCGAAAGCGGGCCAGGGAACATAAGAGCAAACCGGGAGGAGTTACTTCCGGGCAGCAGAAAAAGATCTGGGCACTCATGTATGATTTGAAAAATTATGACCGGCAGCCGAGCGGCGTACAACTTGGAGACAGGCTCTGTGCAGTCATCAAAAAGGAGTTGCATGTGGATGCGCTGGCGAAGTGTCCGTTTGAGTGGCTGGATTACGAGCAGGGCAATAAGCTTATCGAAATGCTGAAGCGGTATGTAGCAAGTGCAAAAAAGAAGGAGGATGCCCATGATAGAACTGGATGACCTCAGAGATGAGCAGCGTGGGATTGCCCTGGTGATCGGAATAGAAGCGTATCTGAATCTGTCAAAAGCCTATGGCGGAACTACCATTTATGTGGCAAAGGCAGAGGATCTGGTGGAACGCAAACGCCGGGACGAGCGGATCATTCAGGAATATGACGGGGCAAATACAGCACTGCTGGCAAGAAAATATGGATTGACAGAAACCTGGATTAGAAATATAGTAAGTGAAAAGGCTCATGAAATTAAAAAAGCACCGATTCACGGTCAGATGAGTCTCATGGAATCCCTGTAACAAAACAAAAAAAGTTCTTTAAGTGTTACAGTTATTAAAAAAACGGTATGATTGCGTAAGAAGCAATGATACCGTTTTTTTTTGGGAGATGTTAGATGAATGAGTGGATTGTTACAACGGCCATAACGCTGGGAATTGGCGTGATTACATATTTTCTGAAACGTACAATGACCCAGGTTGATGGTCAGGGAGCAGAGCTGCAGAAGGTAAAACAGGACACAGTAAAGAAATCTGATTTGAAGGAAAGCACCGCCGAACTAAAGTCGGAGATTAAGCAGATCAGAGAGGACTACACCCCTAAAAAGGTACACGAAAAGGATTTCGATGAGTGCCGGGCGGATATCAAGGAGATTCGTGAGAATTACCTGACCAAGGATGATTTTATCCGGGAAATCAGCAAGATGGATCGCAAGCTTGACCGGATGATGGAAATGATGATTGAAGCGGCGAAGAAAGGATGAGCAGCATGGACAGAGATAAAGATAAGATGATGAAGCGAATCAGGGCAGATGAATTTCCCAGCAATAACGGATCGGTACTTACCTGCATCAATCTGCTCAATCGCAGTGGATTTTCGCCGTTGGAGCGGGTTCGGGTTGGTGTGAAAAACTGGGGTGTTGAAAAAGCAGAATTCCTTGACGCTGTCCATTTCCTGAAAATGGCCGGGTACATTGAAACAAGAACAATTGAAGGTCATGTTTTCGGTGCCGATCTTGCCGATTATGAATATACGGAATTGGAAGTGAGGGCATCGGAGAAGGGAATCCGGCTGATGCAGGGAAGTCTTAGTGACGAATGCGTGAAGGTATGAGCGGCGAGAAAAAGCGGCGGAGCACCGGGAAGGTGGATCGGCTGCCGCCGGAACTAAAAGACACCGTGGAGCAGATGCTCCTGACTGGCAGCACATACCGGGAGATTGTTGCCTTCCTGAAAGAGAACGGCGAGGAAATGAGCCAGATGGCAATTTGCACTTATGCAAAGAAGTATCTGGCGACTGTGGAAATGATTAACATAGCGCAGAACAATTTCTCCATGCTGATGGATGAAATGAACCGGTATCCTGATATCGACACTTCCGAGGCACTGATCAGGCTGTCCAGCCATCATGTCATCAATGCCCTGACCAATGTCGATGAGGAGCAGATGAAGGAAGTGCCGGTGGACAAGCTGATTAAAGAGACCAACGGACTTATCCGGGCGGCGGCCTACAAGAAGCGCATTGAAGTGCAGAACCGGGACAGCTACGAAACTGGCCTGGAGGCGGTCAAGAGCCTGGTATTCGAGGCCATGGCCAGGGAAAATCCGGAACTTTATAAACAGGTTAGCGCATTCTTGAATAAGAAGAAGGGCGAGGGACTGGAGGGGTAACCTGATGTGGTATGTGATACAGGTTAAAACCGGCGACGAAAAGGGTATTGCCAGGAAGCTGCAGGAGCTTGGAATACAGGCGGTGGCTCCCGTGGAGGACAGAGTGATCCGAACCTCCGGTAAATGGACATCAAAAGAATATGTGATTTTTACCGGATATGTCTTTTTGCAGATGACCTACAATGCAGAGAATTATTACCGTGTCAAGGGAACGCCGGGAGTCATCCGGTTTCTGGGTGACAACCAATCGCCGTCCACGCTGTCCTATCTGGAAGCCGAGTGGATCATGGCTTTGGCCGGAAAGGATAATGAACCATTGAAACCAACCGTGGTCAGAGCGGCGGAGGACGGCACACTGCAGATCGTGAGCGGGGTGCTTAAGAAATTTGAAAGCAACATTACAAAGATTGATAAGCGGAGCCGGAAGGCGGCATTTGAAATAACCATATGCAATGAAAAGAAAGATGTCCAACTGAGTATTCAGATGGAGGAAGAGAAAGAACAGGAAGTGGCGGAATAATACCGGTTGATTCGTCCCGGTATGAGGATGTCATGGACATAGGAAAAGAAACCGAGCGGAGAAGATACTGGTTGGGTGGCGTAGCCTGGCTAAAACCGTCTTCAGCGGGTTTCTTTTTTGTTACCCTTTATGACCCGTTTAAAAATGCACAAAACCCGTTTAAAAGCGTTTAAAAGATGATGCTGGCCCAATTCCCCAAGTGGGGCTGTTGGGGCAAATACGGCTTGATTTGGATAGAAGAAAAGATGAGGGCAGGTGAGTGATTGTGAGAAAGGGAAAACAGGGCAGCATTACGGCGCTCATCGGGGCGATGACAGAAGCGGAAAGCAAGAGCTTTTATAATGAGCAGGATACGGTAATCACGGATTTAGAAAGCCTTTTAAAGCTATTTCTCAACAAGGATGACTCGCCGGAACGAATGCGCATACTGGCTGACTATGAAGCCGGGGCGGCTCTGGCAGGAAAAGACGGCATACGGTATCGGCTGGGAGCCATTGACATGGAATTCTTTGGCAGGGCTTACTTTCCACATTACTTTTCCCGTCCATCACCGGAATTTCACCGGGAACTTGATGCAATATGGCACCATGGGGTGTTAAAGGGAGAAGCACCGGTTACTCCGGCGAAACGAAAAGCAATCAGCCGGATGCGTGGCTCCAAGCGTGTTGTTGCTGCACCTCGCGGACATGCGAAATCCACCAGCCTGACATTCAAGGGAACGATGCACAGCATTGTTTATGAATACAAGCATTATCCGATTTTGATTTCAGACAGCTCTGAACAGGCGGAGGGCTTCCTGGAGAATATCCGGGTAGAGTTTGAAGAGAATGAGGCTCTGCGGGAGGACTTCGGGGATCTGGTCGGAAAGGTATGGCGGTCAAATGTCTTGATAACAAAGACCAATATCAAGGTGGAGGCGATCGGCTCCGGGAAGAAAATCCGTGGCCGGAAGCACCGGAACTGGCGACCGGATCTGATTGTCCTGGACGATATTGAAAATGATGAAAATGTCCGGACTCCGGAGCAGCGCAAGAAGCTTGAAAACTGGTTTTTAAAGGCGGTATCAAAGGCCGGTGATGACTATACCGATATCGTTTATATTGGCACGTTGCTGCACTACGACAGCTTACTTGCAAAAACGCTGAATAATCCGGGGTACCAGGCAATTAAATACCGGGCGGTCATTTCCTTCTCGGCAGAGGATGATTTGTGGAAGGAATGGGAAGGTATTTATACGGATCTGTCCAATGATAGCCATGAGTCGGATGCACGGGCTTTCTTTGAGAGCCACAAGGAACGAATGCTTGCCGGGACAGAAGTGTTGTGGGAAGAGAAGTTATCCTACTATGACCTGATGGTCATGAAGGTGACAGAGGGTGAAGCTGCCTTTAATTCAGAGGAGCAAAACGAACCCATTAATCCGGATGACTGCATTTTTAACGAAGAATGGTTTGACTATTACAATGAGTCCGAAATTGATTTTAAGAGCCGGGATTACCTGTTTTTTGGCTTTGTAGATCCATCACTTGGGAAAACAAAGAAAAGCGACTTCTCGGCGATCATTACACTCGCAAAGAACAAGGTATCAGGCTATATGTATGTGATGGATGCCGATATTGAGCGGCGGCATCCGGACAAGATCATTACCGATGTTCTGGAGAAAGAGAAATGGCTGCGCCGGGATTTTGGACGGGGCTATAAAAAGTTTGGTGCGGAGACCGTCCAGTTCCAATGGTTCCTAAAGGAGGAGCTGGTGAAGGCCTCGGCAAAGGTCGGGTTGTATCTTCCCGTTGAGGAGGTGCCACAAAGCACAGATAAAACCATGCGCATCCAGACCCTGCAGCCGGATGTAAAGAATAAGTACATCAAGTTCAACAAGAGACATAAAAGGTTGCTGGAGCAGATGTTCCATTTCCCGATGGGAGCCTATGATGATGGTGTGGATGCCCTGGAAGGCTGCCGGACAATTGCTAAGAAATCAAAGCGGTTCAGAATTCTGGATAAGGAAAGCCTGGGGTTATAGGAGGTAAGGATGCCAGTAATATACATGGAAAAAGCTTCTGTTGAGGCATTGACAGAACAGGATATCAGGAAAATCATATCAGAAAATTCGATTGGAATGAAGTATGGCAAGCTGAGCGATTACTACACGGGGAATCACAAAATCCTTGGTGAGACAAAGAGGGATAGCACGGCACCAAACAATAAATTGGTCAATAACATGGCAAAGTACATCACCGACACGGCCACCGGGTATTTTGTCGGCAAGCCAATTGTATATAACTCCGATAACGAAGAGTATTTAAAAGCAATGCAGGACGTGTTCGATTACAATGACGAACAGGATCATAACATGGAGCTGGCAAAGCAATGCAGCATTTGTGGCAGCTGCTTTGAAATGATGTACATCGATGAGGACTGTAAAATCCGCTTTACAAAGGTAAAAGCCGCCGATCTGATCATGATCTATGAAACGGAGACGGGTTTCACCACACCGTTGGCGGCGATCAGGACGATTATATCCAGAGACAGGGATGGAAACGTAGTCAAAAAGGTTGAATACTGGAACGTTCACCAGGTGCTGTATTTCAGGTCGGTGAACAATGGCTATCTGACATTGGAACGTATTGAGGATCACTATTGGCATGATGTTCCCTTTACCGAATACATCAACAATGAAGAACGAATGGGCGATTTTGAAGGTGTCATCAGTGAGATTGATGCATATAACAAGGTTCAGAGCAACACCGCCAATTATTTTCAGTATAATGATGATGCGATCTTAAAGGTAGTGAAGCTGGGTGATGTAAGCAGCCGGGACGTTGCCGATATGAAAGAGAAGGGAGCCATTATCCTTGAGGATGGCGGTGATGTTGCCTGGCTGTTAAAATCCATCGACGATACTGCCCTGGAAAATTACAAGAATCGTCTGCGAGACGATATCCATCTGGGTGCCAGCGTACCGAACATGACGGACGACAGCTTTGGCTCAAACAGCATTAGTGGTGTTGCCGTGTCCTATAAATTGTGGGGATTAGACCAGACGTGTGCGATCAAGGAACGCAAGTTCAAGCGTGGCATACAACGCAGGATTGAATTGATCACCAATATGCTGAACCTGATGGGAGCCACTTATGATTACCGTGACATTGTTCCAAGCTTCCGAAGAAACAAGCCACAGAACGTGCTGGAGACGGCACAGGTCATCACCACGCTGGCAAATGACCTTTCACGGGAAACCAGATTGCAGATGCTGCCGATGGTGGAGAACGTGCAGGATGAGCTGGCAAAGCTGGAGGCAGAGAAACACAGGGATATGGAGGATTTTGGAACATACCAGAATTTTGCCAAAGCATTCCAGATATCAGATAAAGCCGCCGATCAGGAAGCCGGTGATGATACTTGAGCCTGAAAGAGAGAAATGCATGGATTGAGCAGGCGAAGGAACGAATCCTGCAGAATGCCGAAACCTCTGACACTTATGTCCGAGAGCTGATGTTTCTGTATGATGAATCAGCAAACCAGATAGAAAATGAAATCAATGCCCTGTTCGGGAAATATGCAAAAGACAATATGCTTTCCGATGCGGAAGCATCAAAACTGCTTTCCGGTCAGGAGTATTCAAAGTGGAAAAAAAGCATTGACCACTATGTTTCGGAGAGTCATACGGATTCTAAAACATTGCTGGAATTGAACACGCTGGCCGCCAAAGCACAGATAAGCCGTAAGGAACAGCTGCTTGCCAATATCTATCAGAATATGATTGATCTATCGGGAGAATGTGAGGTAAAGGTTACTGATCTGCTGGGTGACATGCTGAAAACAAATTATTACCGCACCTGCTATCAGATGCAGGTGATCAATGGAATCGGCTTTAATACGAATTTTAATGTTGCGAAAATCAATGATGCCCTGCTAAAGCAGGTGCTGGAATATCCCTGGTCGGGTAAGAACTTTTCAAAAACCCTATGGGAGAACACGGATACACTTGCAGCCCTGGCTAAACGTGAAATCACCATCGGCTTCATGAATGGCAGCAGTGTTCAAAAAATGGCCAAAGAGATCAACGATGTTATGGGAAAAGGCAGGTATGCTGCAGAACGGCTGGTAAGAACGGAATCCAGCTATTTTGCTAATCAGGGGGAGTTGCTTGCCTATCAGGAGTCTGGGATTAAGGAATACGAGTTCCTGGGTGGTGGCTGTGTGAATTGTCAAAGGCTGAATGGCCTGCATTTTCTGATTAGCGAAGCTGAGACGGGATTGAATCTTCCACCGATCCATCCAAATTGCAAATGTACGACGATTGCTTATTTTAGCAAGAGTTTATTTGGTAAGAAAGAGGATATGAACCAGTCCGACAAGATGCTTGAGTATGAGGAATGGAAGGAAAAATATGTTGACAGTAAACGTTCTGGCGGTATAATGAAATTGTCAGATGATGAGCAGGGGGCATTAAACAGATACATAAGCAGCGAGTCCTATACCTTGAACGAAAAGTTAAGAGACAATGCTCCGCTGACGGTGGTAGATCAGGCATGGATAAAGAACCTGGATGCTGCACTGGATAAAATGCCGGAGTATCAAGGTACGTTGTATCGCTCCATGTCGGATTTTGGAATTGAGGACGTGGATGGTTTTATCAAATTACATGTACCCGGCAATACGAAAAGCTTTCCGGCATACACATCTACTTCCATGGCGGTATATGATGAGGATTTTCCGATTCAGTATGTCATTGAGTCCAGACACGGAAAGGATATTACGGCTCATAACAATCAGGAGAAAGAGGTTTTGTTTAAGCGTAATAGTAATTTTCATGTAACCAAAGTAGAGGGGAATACAATTTATTTGGAGGAGGCCGAATGAGTAAACCGTATTCAGACCGCCGCTGGCATGATAATCCAAAGCCGGTGGATAGTTTTTGCAACGAGTGCCAGGAGTGGCTGGGGTTTGGGAAATGTAAACGGTATGAGACAGGAATACCGAAGGAAATTTTGCGGCAGTCCTTTCCGGGACAAAATTATAAAGAGAATTATTGCGGATATTATAAGCCTAAATAGCACCTTTTCAGGTGCTTATTTAATTGCAGAAAATTAAAGCTTGATGGAGGGAGTTTAGATGGAAGATAGCTTGACAATCGGGTATGACAACGGAGAAGAACGCGGAGACACTCCTTGCATACAGATTTTAAGAAAAAAAGGTAGAGGGTATCAAGTTGTAAATACTTTTTACGGAAAAGAAGCAGTGGAACTTTATAAAAGACTTATTAAACACAATTAGTTTTTGATGGAGTAAAGCAAAAGCAGTTTTGATAGTTTAAACATCCTTTAAGGGTGTTTTTATTATACAAAAAATCAGGAGGAAAATATCATGGATGAAAATGCAACGAACACAAATGTGGAAGAACAGCAGAACGCTGCTTCAGCATCCACGGCGGCAGATAGTGCTGCAGCAACTGAGCAGGATACCGTGACACCGGAAAAAGCGAATGCCCTCCAGAAGTTTATCAATGGCTTGTTTGGTAAAACGGAGG